TATACCTTGAGTCCAGACGAAGATGTCCCAGAACGCCCGGTTCTCTGATGGCCCGGTGGCACTCACGCCGAAGCAGGCAAACATCTACGTGTGGGGCTGGCAGAAGAAGGCCCGCTTCCGTGATGCGGTATGCGGCCGGCGCTTCGGTAAGACGTTTCTAGGCAAGGCTGAGATTCGCCGTGCCGCCCGACTTGCTGCCGAATGGGGCGTCAGCGTCGAGGATGAGATTTGGTACTGCGCGCCGACGTTCAAGCAGGCCAAGCGCGTGTTCTGGCGACGCCTCAAGCAAGCGATTCCACCCAGCTGGCGAGCGACGAAGCCGAACGAGACCGAGTGCTCGATCACGCTCAAGTCGGGCCATGTGCTGCGAATCGTCGGACTCGACTCCTACGACAACCTGCGCGGCTCCGGCCTGTTCTTCGCGCTTGTGGATGAGTGGGCAGACTGTCCTTACGAAGCGTGGGAAGAAGTCCTGCGCCCGATGCTCTCGACCTGTCGTTATTACGTCGACGGCGAGTTACGCATCGGGGGGCACGCACTAAGGATTGGCACGCCAAAGGGCTTCAATCACTGTTACGACTCGTACTTAGATGGGCAGAACGGGCGCGAGCCGGACCACAAAAGCTGGCTGTACACGTCGGTTGATGGCGGCAACGTGCCAGCTGAGGAAATCGAAGCGGCGCGACGCAAGATGGACCCGCGTACGTTCCGCCAAGAGTACCTGGCGAGCTTCGAGAACTACCAGGGCGTCATCTATTACTGCTTCGACCGCCGACGCAATCACACTGACGACATAGTGCAGAAGGGCGACGCGCTGCATATTGGCGTCGACTTCAACGTCGGGCGCATGGCTGCGGTGGTGTTCGTGATCCGCGACGACCTGCCGCGCGCTGTCGATGAGTTCATGGACGTGTTCGACACGCCGGCGCTGATCGTGAAGATCAAGGAACGGTTTGCCGGGCACTCGATTTCGGTCTATCCGGACGCCTCAGGCCAGAACCGCAAGAGCAGCAATGCGAGCGAGTCTGACCTCTCGCTGCTGCGCAAGGCCGGCTTCACGGTGGTCGCTGACAGCACAAACCCGAGCGTCAAGGACCGCATCAACAGCGTGAACGCCATGCTCTGTAACACGTATGACGAGCGCCGCATGTTGGTGAACACGAACAAGTGCCAGAAATACACGCTGTGCCTAGAGCGCCAGGTGTACGACGACAAGGGCGAGCCAGACAAGAAGGGTGGCTTCGACCACGGCAACGACGCGGGCGGCTACTTCATCGTCAAGCGCTGGCCGATCGTCAAGCGCACGCCGACTGTACGAACACTGAACATCTAGCAAGGGACAACTCCCATGAAATTCATCATTACCACCGATAAAAGTGGAAAGACCAGCGTCACGATCACTGAGGGAGGGGCGGGGTGGGTGATGGAAGGCAGCATCATCTCGGCAGTAGCCTGCCTGCAAAGCGGCGGTAAAGCGGTCCTCAAGTTGGAAATCGAGGCCGATGAGATTCAATTCGTGAATAAATAATGGCAACCAAGGTCAACGACACATCGCCCGAAGTCGATGCAATGGCGCCCGGCTGGCAAAAGGTCGACACCCTCTGTGGTGGAACCGAAGCCATGCGCAAGGCGCGCGAAACCTACCTGCCGAAATTTCCGCGCGAGGACAGCGACAGCTACGACTACCGCATCAAGACATCAACGCTGTTCAACGGGCTGGGCCGCACGGTCGAGAACATGGCCAGCAAGCCCTTTGCCGAGCCGGTGACGTACAAGGACATCGCGCCCGAGCAAGAGGCGTGGCTGCAGGACATCGACCTGTGCGGCAACAACCTGACCGTGTTCGCGCACAACGTGTTCACGGCTGGGCTGAAATATGGCCTGACGCACATCCTCGTCGAGTGCCCGCCGACCACGGACAAAGACGGCAAGCTGCTGTACCCGACCAAGGCTGACGAAACTGCTGCTGGCATCCGCCCGTATCTGGTCCACATCACGCCGCAGCAGGTGCTCGGCTGGAAGAGTGCCAAAAGTGCTGCCGGCGCCGAAGTCTTGACCATGCTGCGCCTGATGGAGTGCGCCGAGGAACCAGACGGCGAGTTCGGCGTGACGAAGATCGACCAGGTGCGCGTTCTGACGCCGGGGAAGTGGGAAACGTTCCGCCAGAACGAGAAGAAGGAATGGGTTTCGTTCGATTCGGGCTCGATGTCGATCGGCTACATTCCGCTGGTGACGTATTACACGAAGCGCACTGGCTTCATGACCGCGGTTCCTCCGCTGTCGGACCTGGCCGACCTGAATATCAAGCACTGGAACTCCCAGAGCGACCAAGACAGCGTGCTCCACGTGGCGCGCGTGCCGATCCTGGCGATCAGCGGCATCACCGATGACGACACCGTAGAAATCGGCGCGAAGTCGGCGCTGATCCTCCCGCTGAACGGAAGGGCTGAATACGTCGAGCACTCAGGCGCTGCAATCGAGGCTGGCCGGCAATCACTGCAAGACCTCGAGAACCAGATGCGTGCGATGGGTGCCGAGCTGCTGGCAGAAACGCAGGTTGCGACGACGGCCACGCAGAACGCTATCGAGGACAGCGAGCAGAAATGCCAACTGTCGATGATGGTCGAGGGCCTGGAAGATGCGCTCGACCAGGCGCTCGACATCATGCACGACTGGATGAAGCTGGAATACACGGGCAACATCGACATCTTCGACGACTTCTCGTCGGATGCGGTGATGCAGATGGCCGGCGCATTCATTACCGGGCTCGTGCAGCTTGTGAACGCGCGGATGCTCTCGAAAGAGGCTGCATTTTCGGAGATGAAGCGGTACGGAATCGTATCGCCAGATAGCGCCTGGGAAGATGTGCAGGCTCAGATCGAGCAGGAGCCGCCTGAGTTCAGTGTGCCGATGCCCGCTGCCGCATGAGCGCCCTCGAACAGTTCCTAATGGAGCTGCTGCTAGCTCATCACGTCGACATGCTGCGCGCCGAAGCCGAGGCCAAGGCGCGCGTGATGGCCGTTTTGGTGCTGATGCAGCGCGACATCGTGAGCCTGCTCGCCAATGCGCCCGAACTTTCGACGCTCGGCAAGGCTGGCAAAAACGCGCTGCTCCGCGAGTCCAACGACCTGATCACGAGCTACTACGGCAAGGCGCAGGCAGAGCTTGACTTGGCTGGCGTCGCCGAGGTCGAGGCGATGGGCGTGCGGTCAGCACTGGCCAAGGTCATCGACCTGCGACCGGATGCTGAGCTACCCTCGCAGCCCGAACTGAAGGCGCTGATCACCGATCTGCGCGCCGAGGCAAGCGCAGAAGCGGTGGCAACGTCGATCGAGATTCGGCTAGGCGTTGCGCTGCCGAGCGAGAACTACCTGCGGACGCTGGCAAGCGATGCGCTGATCCAGGGATCGCCGGCCAAAAACTGGTGGCTCAGGCAGGCGCAGGACACGCAATTCAAGCTCGCCAATGAGATCCGTATCGGTGCGGCGCAGAGCGAGACGAACGCGCAGATCATCAAGCGCATCGTTGGGCAGGAAGTGACGGCCAAGGCGGCGCCGGATTTCATCGGACCGCCGGGCATCATGCCGCTCGCGCGGAAAAACGCCGCGGCGATCGTGCAGACCAGCATGGCGACGGTTACGGCTGGCGCGCGGAGGGCGACGTTTCAGGCCAATGCAGACATCACGCGCGGGATCATTCAACACTCGACCCTTGATTCGCATACCAGCGTTACCTGCATTGCATACGACGGTGCGACATGGGATCTTGAATTCAATCCGATAGACGGGAATGATCTTCCTTACAACGGAGGCATTCCGAGGCATTTTTGCTGTAGGAGTGCCGAGTCGGCTCTATTGATTTCACTGCGCGAGATGGGCATCGACATGGACGAGCCCGATCCGGGCATGCGTGCATCGTCAAGCGGCCCGATCTCGGCCAAGACCACGTTTGCGGACTATCTCAAGATGATGGGCGCGGATTATCAGAACGAGACGCTAGGCAAGGGGCGCGCGGAGTTGTTCAGGACTGGAAAGCTCTCGCCGAGGGATTTGGTGGGCGGCGTAACGGGGCGGCCAATAAAACTTTCCGAGCTACGTGCGAAGTATGGAAACTGAAGAGAATTGATGATCAGTCAGGTGTAAAATAGACGAGCCCGCTAAGTGCGTCAACATGAAGCGGGCTCTAACCAATCCGACTATTGGGAGTCATCATGGCTGACGCTATTCTAGCGCAATCTGGCATCTATCAAATTCGAAATACTG